ACAGGCAGTGAGCGAATTGCTTATATAGCCTAGATTGTGGCCAAGGCCCAAGGCGATACCAAGCAAACTTTCGATGATTGGGCCAAGGGAATCGACACATTAGATATGGAGACCATTGACTCAAACCCCACCCCGCCGGAAGTATCGAAAGAGAGTTAATAAGTCTCGCGATACTTACCGGGATACCCGTACAACAATGGGTTGAGTTGGGAGCCGAAGCAATAGCAACGGCAAAACAACTATTGGCAGAAAGAGAGGCGAAGCGTGGCAGTTAGCGAGGTTGTTAAGTTCGAGCCTAATAAGCAAGACTTACAAGGCCTATTTGCCGCGTTTCGCCGTCTCGATGATGAGGGTAAGGCTCAAGCCAAGGAAATTGGTAAAGAGTATTCAGACCTTACGGCCAAGAAAATTGCAGACAATTACCACATGAGCCAATTCCCTCGGCAAGCCGCCGTTGTTGCCGCATCCATTAGAAAAACTACCGAGCGTATTCCGGTTGTTGCTATTGGTGGCGCTAAAGGCAGAGTTTCCGGCGGCGCTAATGCCGGTGTCCTTGTTTTTGGTAATGAGTTTGGTGCAAGCAAGCCGCCTAACAATAAAAAGTTCCCACCTCGCTCACCTCGAGTTGGCCGCCGTGGAAACAAAGGTTGGTGGATTTTCCCAACATTAAAAGACATCCAACCCGAATTGTTGAAATTGTGGAAAGATGACCTTGAGCAAGTTCTAAAGAAATGGACCTAAACCATGGCAGATACTAGAGTTCTCAAGGTTGGTTTAGCGGCCGATATTTCAGACTTTTCAAAGGGATTAGATAAAGCCAATAAAGAAAGTGAAACTTTTGGTGATAAATTAGGTAGCGCGGCAAAAGCCGGAGCCCTAGCCCTTGCCGCGGCAGGCGCGGCCGCCATTAAAGTTGGCGTTGAGTTAGCTAAAAACGCCGCCGAGGATGCCGCCGCACAACGCATTTTGGCCCTCACTTTACAAAACACAACCAATGCAACAGAGGCACAAACGGCCGCGGTTGAGCAATATATCTCGGCTACCTCATTGGCATTTGGTGTAACCGATGACCAACTACGCCCGGCATTTGCTCGCCTTACCCGCTCAACTAAAGATGTTGAGGAATCACAAAAATTACTTAACCTCGCATTGGATATTTCCGTTGCAACCGGTAAGCCTGTCGAGGCAATTGCAACCGGGTTAAGTAAGGCATACGATGGCAATACCAACGCCCTTGGCAAATTAGGCCTTGGAATTGACCAATCAATTATTAAATCTAAGGATTTCGATGCGGTTTATACGGCACTCCGGGAAAATTTTGCCGGTTTTGCAGAGCAAGAGGCTAGTACTTTTGAGGGTAAGTTACGCCGGCTTCAAGTTGCATTTGATGAAGGTAAGGAAACAATTGGCGCTTATATTCTTGATGCTATAACTCCATTGGTGACATTGGCAGTTGAAAAATTAATTCCGGCATTTCAAGAGATGAGCGACAAATTAGGCAAAAATCTTGGGCCCGCATTAAAGGGTGTTTTTGATTTTGTTAAAGCCTTTTTTATCCCTACATTTAATGCGCTCAAAGATGCTTTTAATACGGTTAAAGATGCAATTGATGATAACCGTGAAAATATTCAACCATTGTTAGATTTATTCAAAGATTTGTTTAATTTTGTTAAAAATTTTATTTTACCTATTTTGGGCACCGCACTTGTTAACACCGTGAAAAATGCGGCCACCGCAATTGCCGCCGCTATCCGCGTTGTTGCCCCAATTATTGAAGCGGTAACCGATGGACTCAGGACCGCTATAAATGTTGCTATTGCGGGAGTTAATGCATTGATTTCAGCATATAACGCCGCAAATAATTTGTGGGGCGGCAAGGATGTAGCTAAGGTGCCAACGCTTGGTTCAGGCGGTTCAACTTCAAGCGGTGGAATCAGCGTACCAAATGCATCATTGCCCGGAGGATTTAAGCCGGCAACATCAAGCAACTCGAATACACCTATTCCAAATAGTGCCTCAGGCTCAGGCTCAAGCGGAGGTTCATCATCCGGAGCATCATCGAGCAAATCAAGTGCAAGCACATCGGGTACAGTTGTTAACGGCTCATTTAATGCCGGCTCATTTAGAGTTGCCGAAGCCGCCTCAATGGAAAATTTATTGACCTCAGGAGCAGGAATAACAACATCCTCCGGAGTTAATACCAACACATTAGCCGGAATTATGGCCGCCTCAGGCGGTGTCAATGTCAATATCAATATGGGCGTGGTTGGTGACCCGGCAGGCGCGGCAAGAGCGGTACAACAATTATTGACCGATGAAGCGACAATTTCAGGCAATTACCTCGGTGGCGTAGGCAATTCACGATTTGCGGCGGTTGCGGTGTGACTTGGTTACCAAATGCAACCGTTACGGTTAATGGCGTTGATTTCACGGGTAATACTCTCAATAATGCAACCGTTAATTTTGGCCGAAGTACGGTATGGGACCAACCCCGAGCAAGTTACGCATCCGTTGAAATATTTAACCCGGACGATGCCCATAACGGTTTTGAGGTAAATGATTCCTTGGTTATTACCTTGGATGATTCAACAGGCACACCGGTTACCGTTTTTACCGGAATTGTTACATCAATTACTAACCGCATGATTGGTGTGGGTTCTGCCGGTGAAGCGGCGGTAACGACATTATCGGCCGTGGGACCGATGGCAACTATGGCCCGCGCCGTTGTAGGGACCTCATCCTATCCAAAAGAATATGACGATGACCGCCTCAATACGATTTTGACTCAATCCGGCGTGACAATTGACACCGTGGATACTCCCGGAGTTTATGAGTTTACCGCTCGAAGTGCTAGCCCTGCCGATGCTTACTCATTGGCCGCTTATTACGCACAAATGGCATTTGGTTACATTTATGAAACCACCGATGGAAAAGTTGGTTACGCTAATGAATCACGGCGAACCGTTGAAGTGGCCGCCAACGGTTATTTCGATATCCCGGAAAGTTATATTTTATGGCGTGGGATTCAATCAAGTCAGACTTTAAGCGATGTATTAAACTCGGTAATTCTTAGCTATAAATCCAATGCAACGGTGTCATCATCGGATGCCATTTCAATTGCCGCTTTTGGCCTTTTGGATGCCGACATCAATACCGAACTCGAAAACATGGCAGAGGCTCAAGTTATAGCCGATAGATATATTGCCCTTAGAGCCAATCCACAAACTAACCTTTCAGCCTTTACGATTGAGTTGGATAATCCAAGCGTTGACCCGGCCGATTTGGATGTTTTGCTTAATATTTACATGGGCAAGCCAATCCAAGTGCTTAATCTGCCGGTGCCTATTTTGCATATTGCCTACCGCGGTTTTGTGGAGGGTTGGAGCCTTAGTATTTCCCGAGTTCAAGTTTTTATGACGGTTATATCAAGTGACTCAACATATAGCATTGCTCCGACTCGCTGGCAGGATGTTAATCCCGCCCTTACATGGTCGGCCGTTGACCCTGCGCTAAGATGGTATGAGTATGAATAGGAAGGAAACCCATGGCGCTTAGCCCCCATTATTCTTGGCCCGAGCCAAATGATAGTGATTTTGTTAAAAATGGTGCCGATGCCATGCGCGACCTTGGCGATGCGGCAGATTCCACCGTTTATAGCATTGATGTAAGAGTTACCGCGGCAGAGGCTAAAATTGCCGGATTAATCCACCCTTTCCTATTGATGGGAGCATAAGAAAATGGCCACAACATATAAGATGCTTGGACAAAGCGCCCCAAGTGCAACAACAGAAACCGACCTTTACACGGTCCCAAGCGCAACGGTGGCGATTATTTCAACCCTTGTTGTAGCTAATCGGTCCTCGAGTGATGCAACTTTTAGAGTTTCAATTTCAGTTGGTGGAGGCGCTACGGCGAATAAAGATTATGTTGCATACAATTTGACATGTCCGGGCCTTGGTCACATTGCTTTTACCGAAGGTTGGACAATGGCGGCAACCGATAAAATGCGTGTGTATGCCTCAAGTGCGGATTTATCTTTTAACCTATGCGGTAGCGAGGTTGCATAAATGGCATTTACTAAAATCCCGGCCGCCGCTCCAAGAGTTGTTGAAATTACTTCAAGTGGTTCATGGGTAGCCCCTGCCGGTGTTTATTCTGCCACCATTACATGTGTGGGTGGCGGTGGTGGCGGTGGTTGTGTCAGCGATACAGGGTCAACGGCTTCAAAAGTAGCCGGTGGCGGTGGTGGTGGTGCCGTGATAACTCAAACGATTTCAATAACACCATCAACAAGTTACACAATCACAATAGGGGCTGGCGGTACTGGTGCTTCAACTTCGGCAGCGGGTGGACTTGGTGGAACGACATCTTTCGCCAATGGTGGCACTACTTTAATTTCAGCAATAGGCGGCGGTGGCGGCTCTAGTTTTTTTGTGGGTTCTAATGTCGTGGCAACTTTAGATTGTGCTAATGGCGGCGGTATTTCTAGAAATGCTTCTACGGCGGCTTTAGTATCTGGCGGCGGTGGCGGCGGTGCAGGGTTGCAAAGTCAATCCGGTACAACTGGCGCGCAATCTTATCCAAG